GAGAGAACCAAGGGAACTGGTTTATATCGTTTCTTGCACAGGTTCCTGCAATGTCTCCATTCAAAGGAATATATCTGAAGGTGTCGTTGAAACGATCGTACATATACTTATAACCACTATCAAAGACAGCGTAAGTAGATGACGTGAGAGGAGCAAAGAATTCAAGAACATTGTCTGTAATTGATGAATCATCATAAACTGTAACGGATCCTACAGTTCCATCGGAAAGGAATGCTCCTCTGTTTGGTGAGATGAATGCGATAGCATCTTTTCTCAATTCTGCAACTTGAATCAGTTTATTAGCAATTGCTTGAGCAGTTGGTCGATCGTAGTTTGCTGATCCCATTAACAGGAAGTCAACTTCATATTTCTCTGTATTTTCAAACAGAGCATAACCTGCAGAAATCTTTCCAAGAGTTGAAGTTAATGCATCTGTTGCATTGATATCGGTGCCATCATCATAGTTCTTACCACCACCTAACTGATAAGTGTTTGAACCAGATGCACCAAAGAAGATTCCCTCTGCGTTTTGATCCCAACCATTATCACTAGCGAGAGTGTATGTGGTTGAAGCGCTGTATCCTGTTGATGTAATGCCTGCAGGTTGAGATCCACCAAATACATATTCGGAAGTATTATAGAGATACTTTCTCCAATATGCGGTGCTTCCTACAGAATATTCAGCATCCTTTGCTTTGGAAAGACTAATATGCTTCTCAAGAATGCTTCCTGCGTTTCCTGTAATTTCACCCTTACCGTCGATGACGATAACGTGAATTTCATCAAATCTTCCGTTTCTTTCTGCTGCATACTCGGATGTTCCAGGTCTATCAACAATTGTGCTCCAATTGGTGGTAGATCCAGCACCAGTAAGCGTAAGAGTTTGATCGTTAAACCAATCTCTGACTGCAGTAACTGCTGTAGATCCATAAGAAGTAGCACTTCCTGAAGTATGAATAGCTACTGTTCCACTTCCAGAGAACTTGTAGATACCGCTTGCTTGGTAATCAACTTCGGTAACCGTTCCTGCAGCAGATACGTGCTCAAGAACTTTAACGCTTACTTCTCCATCACCAATGTTGGTGATGATTCCTTTCAGATCACCATCCAGAGTTTCTAGAGTACCATCTGTTTTTGCAAGTGTAGATGTGATTGACTGACGAACTCCGTGACCAACTAATGGTGCTGCGGCAGTTACACTTTCAGAACCAAAGTCAAATAGGAATGTATTTTCTGTGGTGTTGGTAAGTGTATTTGAAAGTGTTAAAACACTTGCTTCGATTGAGGTAACAGTTGTTGCAGCAGGAACAACTGTTGATCTTACAACATCACCTACACTGATTGAAGCAGTAGAGATTCCGATGGTTGTTCCTGAACCAACAGATGTTCCAACTCTATCTGCAATTGCTTCTGTAAATTCAGAAACTGCGCTAGTGCTCATCGTGACGATTTGGTCAGCATAAGAGTCAATCGTTGCGACTCTGATACCGTTTGCCCAAGAACCTGGATTTCTTGAGGCGAAAGTTACATCCGCAATGGTATTGTTATCATAACCAAGTTGCTCGTAATGATCATCTGCCTTGATCTTAACGCTTGATGCTGCTCCAACAAAAGAGTTAGTCAGTTGATCATCATCTGCTCTTACAACTTGTAGAGTTCCTCCATATGCTAAGTATGAGGATGCTACCATCCAAGATTCATACTGCTTTCCTGTCTCATATGGTCCACCAAAGATTTTAAGAAGATCTGCCTCACTCGTAGTGAGAAACGGCGAATCAACTGGTCCTTGGGCAAAAGGTGCAACTATTGCACCGATAGAAGCTGATGTTGCATCAACTCTTCCAATCGTAAGATCTACTTCTCTTACTACAATTCCAGGAGATGCTAAATTTAGTGGCATCTTTATGTTCTCCTCTTTCCAGAATATTTCTAAAACTATTTAGAATAAGGGGCATTTTCAATGGGAAAACAGTGCGTAAACATCACCAATCTGGGTACTCTTCACGTATTATTATAATCTTTTTTCTATTTCTTATGACTCTATTTTTCATACAGTCTTTACATTCATAAGAATATGATGATGGTAGAGATCCCTTATTTTTTCTAGTTCGATAATAATCTTCCAATAGGTTCTTGACTTCTCCACAGGTCTTACATCTTCTATCAAGAAATAAAAGATGTTCTAAATCAACCTGCTCATCAAGATCCATTACTGATAATCCCACATATAAGAACGGTCTCCATATTCATCAATATGCCATGTATCACCAGAATTATCTACAAATGAAGTTTCACCTAGACCATCATCCAAAAATCCAAATGGTGCCATATCTTGATCAATTTGATTTTTTTGTTCTTCGTAGATTCTTTTTCGGACATCATTGTCCGTCATCTCTTTAAAATATTCTTGTGCTACTAACCAAGCAAAAATGACAAGACACATTGCAAGGTCATCATTACATCCCTCTTCTGCTTCAAAGGAATTGTGCTTTTGTGCAAAGGTGGTCAATTCGGAAATAATTTCATAATCTAATGTAAGTAACTTATAATCTTCAACCATCATCTTAAGGTTTGAACAACCAAGTTTCTTAACTTGTGCAGTTGTTCTTACGCCCATCTGCGATTTCTTACCAGAAAAACCATGACCAACAACTTGACCAGCACGACCTCTCATTGCTGCCATCAACATATTGTCGTATTCCAAATCATAATGGAGAATGTTTGCTACCTGCTCTCCAATATCATTGACTTCTACCAATACCCAAGCGTTATCATACCCTTTCGCGGTTTGTTGTATAATATTTGGGAATAACATTGGTTTTACCTCATTATTCCTATATTTTGCAACTACTTTGTATGGAAATTCTGTAATATCAAATACGATAAATGCGGAATAATCTTTACCCAACCCACGAGCAACATCGACAGTAAGAAGGTAGTTATGTTCCGGTTTATATTCTTCGTATATATCTAACCCAGCATTCTTTTTGATAGGATCTTCATAGATAAGATTTTTAAGAATCGCAGGATTGATTAGTGTATTGACTGATCCAAGGAACTCACACTCAAACTCAACTTTAAACTGCTGCTCAGAAGTATTGGCAATAGTCTGTTCCTTCCAAACATCATCTCTACCGGGGACTTCAGACCAATGAACGTCGGTTGGTATGTATTCATTTTTACCTTTTTCTGCATCGTGCCACATACGGTAGAAGTGATTCATACCATGTGGCGTGGATACAATAATTACTTTGGTGTTTTTGCCAGAAGTAATAGTAGGATAAACAGATGCAAAGAACGAGTCTGCAACATGGTTTGGAACGAACGCAAACTCGTCGAGGAAGAGGATGTTAAACGACATGCCTCGGACAGCACTTGCAGACGTAGAAGATGCCAGTATCTTACTCCCATTCTCTAACTCCATCGATCCTTTATTCCAGGATAGTATACCCTGCTGCATCCATTTAGGCAAGTTCTCATATGCAGTTTGCAGTCTGCTTAATAATTCTCTAGCTGTTGCTGCTTTGTTAGCAAGAATGCCAATATTTACACTATCGTTAAAAACTGCATAATGAAGTAAATATGATACCACAGTCGTAGATTTGCCAGTCTGACGTGGCATCTTACAGATGTTGAATCTGTTGTTATGAAAATTATGAATTAATTTTTCTTGAAAATCATATGGATGAAACTGTGTTAGACCCTCATCAAGTGAAATAATTTTAATGTAGTTATTAGCAAAATATGCAGGATCTTCTTTACATTTGAGGAACTCAATGATTTGATCCTCTGTAAATTCAATCTCCGTATTTGCTTTTTTTAAATTCGGATTACCAAGATATACTTCACTCATAAACTAATCAACAATTCCAAGCTCTCAATGATTTATTTATTCTTGAGTTTGGATCGTTAGCAGTTTTGGAAGAAGTTAGTTTCTTTTTCATTCCCTTCATTCTTGCACAGAATGATGATCTACGCTTATTACCAACTTCTTTCGAAGGTCTCTTGAGATCAGATCCAGGGTTCTCACGCTCATAGGACTTTCTGCCCTTTTCGTTTAATCCACCCTCTGGATCCTTACCGGACTTTTTTGTCCAGTCTTCTCCAAGAACATCTTGATTGGTGATCAAGTTTGTAGTTTCATAATCAGTTGGAATATAATTATCTCTCCAGTTAGAGAAACCTTCTTTCTTCACACAGTTGTTATAGGTCTTACCAAACATTTTTTTGGTGCCTTTCTTTTCATATCCAGGCCAGCACTTCTTTGCTTCTTCAATAGCATCAGCAACAGCAGAAACTTTTTTAGATTGCTGTGAATGCAGTTTAGATGCACCTTTCAATTGTGATGAAATTTCTTTCAATTTATCTTTCTTTGATTCGCCAAGTTCAAACTCTTCTTTCTTGGTTTTGTTCCCCCAGTTTTTAGCGCCAACCTTACGACACTTGACTAAAGCACCAGAAGCATAAGCAGAAGGCCATACATCATAACGAGACTTGACCTTATTATAACAAGCATCTTTCTTACCCTCATCAACTAGTTCACCTTCTGGTTCAAATG